GAACATCCCCACGTTAAAAACTCAAATTCCTTGTATTAACTACCTTAAAAGCCCTGACTCGTTCAGGGCTTTTTCGTTTATGGATTTTATATGGAACTAAAAAAACTAAACGCATCTTTTTACGATGAAAACCCTACAGTTGAGAATGCTCTAGATTATTACAGTGATGATGGTCTTTGGGATCAAACGAAAGTTCGTGGGCATGGGGTGGTTAACATTACAGTTAATAATTTGATGTTCGCAATTCCTGTGAGAAGTAATGTCACTCACTCAGCATCTTACATTTTATTAAAAAACACCAAAAATCGCTGGATTAAGGGGATGGGGCTTGATTATTCAAAAGCTTTGTTAATTCGAAAACCAGAGTATGTAAGTGATGAAAACTTTAACTTGAAGGTTAAGGATGCAGGTAAAAAGTTAGTAGGGAAAGAAAAGCATGTTACAGACCAGTTTGAGAAATATGTAAAAAAATACATACATGCGGTGACGGTGAAAGATCAAAATATCCTTTCTGATCAGGAGTATGTACACACTACGCTTATTAACTACCATGCTGATTTAGGGATCTAATTCTGAACCAGTATTTAACGTAACGTCACTTAGTGAGCACCCTAGTCCAACCTTTTTGCCAGTGCGATGTTATTCATCGCACTGGCACTTCACAACAACTTTTCCATACCCCTAGTTATTCATGATTTGCTAATGTTCGATTTTCCGAAACTGATAATTGTCCAAAAACAAGTTTGACACTTCGTTCATGAAGCGTGATTCAGGATAAACACAAGATTTTATTTACTACATCTAGCGGCTGAGCGTTGACATTCACCACTAAATGCCGCAGGATTACCACATTGCAGAGCCTCACCTATTCGGTGGGGCTTTTGTGTTTCTGACATTTGTAATTCTGTACTGCGCCCTTATGGCGCTTTTTTTGTGCCTGTCATTTCTCATCTAGCTCAACAGTTCTGTGGGGCTTTTCATTTTAAATCAAGTAAGCAAAAGGACACTCCAGCAGGGGGTGGATATGCGTATGAATGAAAAAATCTCCAGCGCAATGTCGAACTGGTGGAACGTTTCTATTGCCTTTTTGGGTGGGGTATCTGCTGATGCGTGGATGGTGATCATTGCGTTTGGCGGTATGTTGCTGACCGCGTGGATAAACAACTACTGGCAAAAGAAACGTTTTCAAGCGGAGTTTGGCAATGAGCAAGGCAAATAATATAACTCGCTCTCTCATTGCGGCTGGTGCCGGTTCAATCGCCATTGCAGCGTCAATGATAAAGCCGCTTGAAGGAATAAAATATGTTCCGTACCGAGATGTTGTTGGTGTTCTTACGGTTTGTTATGGCACTACAGGGCCAGATGTTATCGAGGGTAAGGTTTACACAAAAGAAGAGTGTGAATACTTCTTACAGCGAGACTTAAAGAAGATCGAGCGCCAAATCCTTCCAATGATTAAGCCCGAACTTCCAAAGCCCACCAAGGCGGCACTTTACTCTTTCACTTACAACGTTGGTGTGGGCGCATTCTCTCGCTCAACGCTGCTAAAAAAACTGAACGCTGGTGATATAACGAGCGCTTGCAGTGAACTGAAGCGATGGGTGTACGCGGGTGGTCAGAAGTGGAAAGGATTGATCACTCGCAGACAGATTGAGGACGAGGTATGCCAACTTCATCTTATTGGAAAATGATTGTCGCTGGCGTCATCACCATCGTAATCATCGCGCTTTTTAGTTTGTATTCAGTAGAGAAAGCAAACCGCAAGGCAGTGCAAGCGAAGCTTGATGAGACAACGGAAGAGCGTGATTCACTGGTTGAGCTAAACAATAGGCAAATCGCCAAAATCGAATCATTTAATGAACTCAGCATTAAACATGCGGAGGAGGCCGCTAATGCAAAGAAAGAAATTGACGCTCTTCGTGCTGATGTCCGCAACGGCGCTAAGCGGGTGTTCATCAAAGCCAGTTGTCCTGAGCCAGTGCCCAAAGTCGATAGCGCCAGAAGCGTGGGCGATGCAGGAGCCGCCGAAGTTGAACGAGCAGTTGCAGAAGATATTCTCGATCTCCGAGAAATGAACGCAAAAGCCATCAGGCAGATCCATTATTTACAAGGCTACATTCGCACTCAATGCTCGTTAGCCAGTCATTCTGATTAAAGAGGCCCGCTTGCTGCCTTAAAGCAAGTAAACCCACCACCGCCAAGAGCAAAAGCGTGCATTCTTTTTTGGTGTCGTCGAGCACCTAAGGTTTAGGCCATTATCCACAGTGCTTACGGCGGTGACCTTTCCCCCGCGTTGGCTTCTCGCTGTCTTAATTCGTTAGCTATGACCACGAAGCGGTTTACCGCTTACTCCTTACGTGTGAGCGCGAGTTAAGAATCAAAAAGAAGCAAGTCAAAGGTGAGACTCCTTACATTACTGGCAACGTCAACCATAGGCGACAAGGGCGTGACCACTCGGAGAGTCGGGAAAACTTTTATAACTTTGAGGAAGAAATGAACAATGAAAAACGCTTATGGAACTTGTCAGAGTTAGAAGTCTTTGGGTATCACCGTTCAACCATTCGTAAAAAGCTGAAAAACGCAGGGATAGAACCGACTGCGCATAAAGGTTCGACCCCACTTTATGATGTGGTTCAGGTTGTGCCTTACCTCTGCCAAGCCCCTATCAAACAAAGTGATGCGCCGGATTTAATGGGCTTTAAAACGGCAGCAGAATTGCGTGCTTATATTCAAGCCCAGACTGAAAAATTAAAGCTCATGCAAGAGGCTCAGGAAAGCATTGCTAGAGCAGAATACGAACATGAAATTGGTGCGTTGATCGCTTCAATAAAGGGCTTTAAAGATAAGGTTATTACGCGGATTGAAACCGCTATTCCTAGCGTGAGCTCGTATCAGTTGGAAGACCTTGAGCGCTTGCTTAATTATGATTTAAGGGCCGTTTCTGATGAGCTTGAAAACCTTTGATCCTCGCTTAAATCTTGAGTTTGCCGATGCTGCGCAAATTCGTCGGGATTTAGCTTATCTTTGTCGGCCTACCTCTAAAACCCCAGTCGAAGCGGCAGACGATGGTTTGTGGATTTCAGACGGAACCGATGCCGTTAAGTTTTTGTCGAGCCAAGTGCCGTACATGCGCGAGCCAATGAACTGTTTGGCTCGCCGAATTTATGAAGCCTTGCAGTTAATGGGGCCAGCACGAAGCGGAAAAACCAAGGCGTTGGTGGAGGGCTGGGTGAACTATGCGGTTACTCAATCTCCCGGCGATATGTTGCTGATCTACTCGACTAAAAAGAAAGCGGAAAGCATTTCTAAAAAAGATTTATCTCGTTGCTTTTCGGCTACTACGGAAATCAAGAAGCTAAGAACTGGGCGAAAGTCAGATGATACGCTGACGTTTAAACATTTTTTAAATGGCATGAACCTGAACTTAGATTCGGCTACCGAATCAAGCTTATCTGCAGAAACGTTTCGTTATGCGGGTATCTCTGATTATGACCGTGCTGACGATGGTGTCGGGGAAGAGGGTAGCAAATTTCGTTTGTTACTAAAACGCATTCAAAATGCCAAAAGCTCTGGCATGGCCATGGCAGAAAGCTCACCCGGTCGAGTGGTTCGGCACCCTGTTCCAGAAGAACAGCTCGGTGCGCATGAGGCTCAGCCTTGCGGTGGGATAGCTCAGTTATATAACCAAGGTGATCGGCGTCGGTTTTATTGGGTTTGTCCTGATTGTAAGGCGTGGTTTCAACCTCTCTTTGAAACGCTAAAGTGGAATGAATCGCTGGTCGATCATCAAGAGCAAGCCAAGAGCACGGTATGCCGCTGTCCTCGTTGTTGTTGTGATATTAGCGAGCAACAAAAACATGAATTGAATTTACACGGGCGCTGGTTTCGTGAAGGAGAGATCGATCAGTACGGTGAACAAGTTTTTGATGAGTCAGCAATACGTCAATCTAAATGGGCGTCATTTTGGTTTGAAGGCGTTGTGGCCTCTTATCAAAGTTGGGAAAACTTAGTTTATAACTACTTAACGGCGCAAAAGCTGTATGACGAAAGCGGTGATGAAGATTCATTAAAATCGTTTTATAACGTCGATGTTGGTCGTCCTTATATTCTGCAATCTCGCGCTTTAGAAGTGGGAGCGCACGAACTGATGCAGCGTGCATTAGATCATCCGCGCAGTGTTGTTCCTCATGATGGCCGCTTTATTGTGATGTCGATAGACGTTCAAGGCGGTAAATCTAACCCGCGCTTTATTGTACAAGCGCACGTTTATGGCCTTGGCCTACAGCGTTGGGTGATTGATCGCTTTGAAATACTCACCACTAAACACCGCAATGGTGATCGCATTAATCCTGCGGTTTACCCAGAAGACTGGGATTTGTTGGTTGATGAAGTGATGAAGAAAACCTACTCGCTTACCGATGGTTCTGGCCGTGTGATGAAGCCTGTTTTAACGCTGTGTGATTCTGGTGGCTCAGCAGGTGAAAAGGACGGCAAACAAACGTCAGTGACTGACTTTGCTTACCAGTTTTATAACCGGCTTAAATCACAAGGCTTGGCGCATTTGTTCCGCTTGGTTAAGGGTGCAAGCCGAGATATTGATCACCTAGTTAAAGAAAGCCATCCAGACAAGCGCAGTAAAATCGCACATGGTGAAATTAAGCTGCTTTTACTGCATACCAATCGCCTTAAAAACCGTGTTACGGCCAGTTATTCGCGCCTTGAATTTGGTTCACGCTATTTTCATTTGCCCGGTTGGGCTGAACGGAATTGGTTTGAGGAACTGACAGCGGAATACATTGATGAAAAAGGCAATTGGGTTTGCCCGCCAAACACTCGAAACGAAAGCTTAGATTTATGCGCTTACGCGGAAGCGGGTATGCATTATTTAGGTGGCGACGACATTGATTGGAACAGCCCGCCCGCATGGGCCGCACCTTGGCAAATTAACCCGAACGTGGTGGATGCCAACGTGAAACCAGAATTTGAACGCAAGCAGCGCCGATACAACCATTCAAGAGGTATTTACGGATGACAGCATTACCCACTAACCGTGAACGCCTTGCATGGTACGTTGCGGCAGAGCAAAAAATTCTGAGGCAGCAAGAAGTGACAACCGCAGAAGGTGAAAAACTGACGCTTGCCAGTTTGGCAACGGTACGCGCAGAGATAGAGCGTTTGACTCGGTTGATCGCTCAAGAAGCACTAGGCGGCAGGCGCAGTATGATTAGGAGGAATTACCTTGAGTAATCCGTTAAACCTATTCGATAAGATGGTGGCGGTATTTAGCCCAGAAAAAGGCTTAAAGCGGTTATATGACCGTTCGCTGCTGAACAAATACACCGCTGCGTTACCTACTGACCCCAAAACAAAGCAAAAGCGTAAATTTTCAAAGTCCTCAGCGAACGAACTCAATAAAGGTGCGAAAGCGATTTATGAAAGGGCGCGAGATGGTGATGAAAATAACCCATTTGTGACCGCCATTCTTGATGAGCTGTGCGCGAACGTTGTTGGGCCCAACGGTATTATGGTTGAGCCGCAACCGCTTGATCACAAAGGTGAGGTTCACATTGAATTTGCTCAAGCTATTTCAAAGTGGTGGGAGCTGCATTCGCTTGCGCAAAATATTGATAACGAAACGTCCCGCAGTGAAACGGAATGGCTAGCGTGTCGAACTTGGCTGCGCGACGGGGAAGTGTTTGGCCGGATGTACATGGGCCATCACCCAGAAATTAGTTACCCGTCTACTACGCCCTTTGCTATTCAGCCATTTGAGCCGCAATTCGTGCCACGCCATATTACTGAGCTGGAAGGTGGTTTGATTGAAGGGATTAAGCGTAACAAGCTCGGACAAGCAATCAGCTATTTGATCCAAAAGGATTCAAACGGTTTTGCGTTTGCCGAAGTCGATGCCATGTTTATTTGTCATTTGAAGTTTACGCGGCGCTTACATCAAAACCGTGGCATATCGATACTGCACTCGGTGCTTGATCTCATCTCTCGTTTAGAAAGTTACGATAACTCTGAAATGGTGAGTGCTGAGATCGCCTCACGCTTTGCTTACTACATTAAGCGTGACCCTACGCTTGGTGCTGATAATGGCGATGCTTTTTCGCGAGGTGGCGACATCTTCCTTGGTATGGGGAACTCGTTTGAGTTAGCGCCCGGTGAAGATGCAGGGATTGTGGAATCTAACCGCAAAGAATCGGTGAGCGCACCGTTTCGAAGTGGTCAGCAAAAACTAGTCAGTAGTGCGGTTGGGGTAAACAACTCTTCGGTCACACGCAACTACGATGGTGCGTATTCATCGAACCGCCAAGAACTGGTTGATTCCTACGCCCGCTACCGAGTGCTGCAACGTAAGTTTGTACTGAATTGGACACGCCCGCAGTACCGTTATGCGCTTTCAATGGCGATCCTCAAGGGGGAGTTGAAAATACCCGCAGGTGTGGATGCTTCCAGCGTTTACAACGCGATTTACCAAGCCCCCGTTATGCCGTGGATTGACCCGAAAAAAGAGATGGACGGAATTGAAAAAGGCTCACGCCTGAGTTTGTTCTCTCTTAGCCAAGCGCAGCGTGAACGCAACATTAACCCACTGGCAACCCGCAAAGAAATTCAATCCGAACGCAAGCAGCTTAATGAGATGGGCATAATTAGCACCGCTGATCCTGCTCATAACATTGCACCTGTTGATCAAATCAAAACCAACGAAAAAGGCGAGGGAGTTCTCGATGCCTAAACCAACCGATAAACGCTGGTATACGTTAACGAACGAAGCCGACGACAAGCCAGCGCAACTTTACATCCACGGCATTATTGGCAGTTATGACATTGCTGCCATTGATCTTATTGCTGCTTTGCAGGCGATTGGAACCAAAGATATTAACGTGCGTATCCATACTCGTGGCGGTGGTGTGTACGAAGGTATTGCAGTGCATAACGCACTGAAAGCTCATAAAGGTAAAACGACAGGCGTGGTTGATGGGCTTGTGGCTTCCATTGGTACTTATGTGTTGAGCGCGTGTGATGTTCGCCAAATGCCGTCAAACACAACGATGATGATCCACAACCCGCAAATTGGTGCGTGGGGTGAGGATGATGATTTAGAAGCCGCACTGCAACAGTGGAAAAATTCGCGTGAGTTAATTTCCCAAGAATACGTGGAGCGTTCTGGCAGCAAAAAGACGTTGGAAGACTTCCTTGAAGCGATGAAGAAAGAAACATGGTTCACCGCTGAAAAAGCCCTTGAGTGGGGCTTGGTTGATGAGGTGATTGACCCGGTTGATTTAACTAACTGCTTTACCGAAGACGATATTCAGGACATTTCGAATTACAAAAACGTGCCTGATTCATTAATCAATGGTTTCAATTTGCAACCCGTTAAAGGCAGCAAACGAGAACCGACCAAACAGGCGGCAGACGCCGACCCTAATCATTTACAAAACCATTTAGACGAACAGGTAAGCGATATGCCGAAACCACTAACACCTGAAGAACTGCAAAACGCAGTCAAAGCAGAAAACAAACGCCAGCAAGATATTCGTGCTTTATGTGTAAAGCATAACGTAGGTGATGAGCTGGCCAACAAATTGTTAGAAGATACAGAATGTTCTGTAGAGCAGGCGTCCAGCCAAATTCTACTCAATATGGGTAACGAAAAAGAGAATCTTCGTAACCTTTGCAAAACCTTAAACCTGAGTGATGAATTGACTAATCAGGTTCTCAATAACCCGAACATTACGATTGAAACCGCCAGTGAACAGTTACTGAATGCGTTGGGTGATCATAGCAGTTCGGGTACCAAAGCAAACTTAACCGCAACTCATCTACACATTGGCAATGGCGATCACGTAAAAGAAGAACTTCAAAACGCACTGAATGCCCGTGCTGGTGTGGCTGAGTTAGACAAGCAAAACTCGTTTGGTCATGAATCATTACTGAACATGGCTCGTGCTAGCTTGGGCGTCAATGCGGGTACGGGGTTAACCAAAAACGAACTGGTTAACCGCGCGTTTAACAGTGGCGATTTTGGCGACATCATTACCGAGAGTATTCGCACGGTAATGCGTGATGAAACCAAAGTGCGTGCGCCGTTATGGCGTGAACTGGCAAACGTGGAAAACCTCAGCGATTTTCGTGAAACCGAGTTGGTCATGGTGAATGATGCGCCGGACTTGATGGCCATTGGTGAAGATGGTGAATATAAATCCGCATTGCTAAAAGGCAGCGGTGAGCGTATTCAATTGGCGACCTTTGGCCGAGCGATTCAATTTACCCGCCAAGCGATCATCAATGATGAAATTGGCTTGATTGCTAAGGTGCCACGCAAGTTCATGCAAGCGGGTTACCGTTTATCAGATAAGTTGATGTTTAACTCCATTTTGAGCGGGAAAATGGGCGACGGCAAATCTGTATTCCAAGCTGCGCCAAGCGCTGATAAGTGGGGAAACCTTGTCGCTAACATTCCTGCCAATGATTACGCGGCGCTTATCATGGCACTGCATAAAGTATTCGCCACTGCAACCAGTGTGCCATTTGGCGGTGAGAAAGACGGCGGCGGCGATGCGCTAGATTTGCGCGGTGAGTTCTTGATTGCTCACCCTGATCATGCATCCATGCTTGAAGCGGTATTGAATACCGCCAGCAAGCCAGACAGCTTTAACCCTGCTTATAAGAAGTTCAATAAAGTGATTGAAACTGCGCGCTTAACTGACGTGAATGGTGCGATTGCTCTGACATCGAAAGATTTTGATTCAGTAGTCATGGGCTTCCTTGATGGCCAGCAAGACCCTTGGTTGGAAACGGGTGACGGCTGGACAAGCGACGGTGCGAAATTCCGTATTACTTACGATATTTCATCGAAAGTTGTGGATCGCCGTGGTATTGCGAAAGCGACGTTCAAGCAGTCGTAATCGGTCTGTTAGATAGGGTGGGCTTTGCTCACCCTGATTGATTTTATTCATTTAGTTAAGTGATTGGTGAAAACGATGCGTTATAGCGACGGTAAAAAAATTGCGGTGCTTGCCCCTGTAGGCGGGGTATTAAAAGACATTCCCCACTTGGTAGGTAGTTTAGTAGTCGTGCCAACTCAAACTGCGAAAGAAGGTGCGATGGTTACGTGTCACATTGATGGGCACTTTGATGGCCCGATTAAAGTGGGTGACACACCAAGCTTTGATTGTGATGCAGCTTACTTTGAAGCGGGCGAGTTTACTAAAACGAAACCCACGGCAGAAGGTGCGGTTTCGCAACCCGTTGGTGTCTTTGTGGATGGTGGCGTGCTGCTGACTGGCGGTGTGATCACTGAAATCGTCCCTGCTGCTTAAGTATGAGTAGCTTATTTGAATCTGCTCGGGGGTTACTCCGGGCATCTATCGCGGATTGCTTTGGGCATTCTATTTTAGTGACGACAGCAGAAGGCGATCAGCGAGAGATTATTGGGTACATACAAAGTGCAAAGCGCGGTGAGCACACTGTGTATCGTTTACTTACTGATGAAGTGTTACCAGAGCAATGCAGTACGGTTTATAGAGATAAGCCGTATATGTTGGTTTATGAGATGCCTGTTAAATCAACCGGCACGGATAGCCAGATCACACGCGAGTATGTGATGGTGCAAAAAGGCAGCGGGGCGCGTGGTGATGGCTGGTCTGAATATCAATAGCAATCGACTTTTGTTGGATACGGAATTTATCCGCAAATACGAAGCGTTTGAAAAAGAGATCCCGAGAGCGGTTCAACGCGCGGCCACACTCACCAACCGTTGGCTAAGAGCTGTGACAATGGCCGAGCTAGGCTATGAGCTGAAAATCGACAACAAGGCGCTGCGTTCTCGTTTTCGTAATTACAAAAATGGGCGTATTTCAAAGCTGTGGATCGGTGTGAATGAGATTGGCGTACACCGAACCGGCAAGCCGATTCAAAACAAGCTTGGCGTTCGTGTTGGCAGTGAGTTTTATGAAGGTGCGTTTATTTCACGTATGCAGAGCGATGAGCTGCTTGTGTTTCGACGTACTGGAAAACAAAGAAGCAGCATTGAGCTGGTCACCGTCGATATCTCTGCGGATACAGAAGAGATCATCAATAACTATTTGCCTGACATTAATCGTAAGTTTGAGGAGTTCTTCCACCGTGAGTTCAGAAACGTTCTTTCGCTCGCCGCGTGAGTGGGTTGAAAAAGTTATTGCTCATTTAGAGCAAGCATTAAACATTGAAATTAAATCAACTTACACGCGCAGCCCTGATGAGTTAACGAGCACGAAGATTAGCTATTTAGTAGGTGAGGCAGAGCCAGTACGCCGTTATTCAAACGATGGTCGCCACATTCACGATATTGAGCTGAGGTTCTTGATTGAGGTTCCCACGTCAGTGGCTGACTTTGACCTTGAAGCGCTTGATGCATCGACACGCATTGATCGTGAGCTGCTTAATGAGTTCTTTGGTGAAAGTGATGATTGCGAAGAAGCGATCCCAGTTTCAAATAACCCAAGCCGTTTCCAACCGGAGCTTGGTGTGTTTGCCAGAACCGTGACCATGAAACAACGGATACGCATGGGCCCAGTTAACGAAGTGTATGGTGAAATTGGCGGGGCTGAATTGGATGGATTTAATAAAGAGAGTAGCGGCGCTTCAGAATGAAGTGCGAAAACTGAGAGAAGAGCTTACGGATACCGATAGGCGATTAGCCAATATTATCCGCCTCGGCACAGTTAAAGCGGCCCATGAACGAACGGTGGATATTCAAACAGGCACAAACTTAGCTGAGGGTGTGCCTTTTTTTGTGCCTGCAGCAGGGCGAGTCAAACATTACCGCCGCCCAACCGTTGGTGAGCAGTGCATTTTGATTAACCTTGGCCATGGTGACAACTTAAATAACGCCGCCGCGCTGATGGGGTTGCGTTCTAACCAGTTTCCCTTTCCTACTTTGCAAGAAAACGAAGTAATGACGGATTACGGTGGCGGTATGACCGAGCGGTATAACCTCGATGAAGGTTCGATCACTTGTAATTATCCCGGCGGCATGTTTTTGAATGCAGACTTTACGCACATTGGTAACCAAGAACATACAGGCAATACGAACCGCACAGGCGACAGCATATTTACAGGTAAGTTGATTAATACGGGCCTGTTTAACCACCAAGGCGCGTTTGCAGTTTCTGGTGGTGCAGGTGGTGGCGCGGCTACCTTCGCTGGTTCGATGGCGATCACCGGTGGTGATGTCGTGGTTGATGGCTACAGCGTGAAACTGCACTTCCACTATGACGATGAAAACAGGCAGACAACTGAGGCTAAAAAATGATAGTGGGTATTGATCAAGAGTCGGGTTTAACTGTCACCGGGCTTGCTGCATTGAGTTGCCGAATTAAGCGAGTGCTAACCACTCAAGTTGGTTCTCGGGTGAAGCGCCGTGCGCTGGGTAACCGAGCCATTGAGCGTTTAGGGAAAAATCAAAGCCCGTCTGAAGCATTAATTGTGCAAAACCTTTCCATTGAAGCGTTAACTAATCCTAATAATCAATTGATTGGTTTGACGATCGAACAGTGTCAAGCCACGCCAACTGCGCGCGGCTTTGTGGTGAGCGTGGTCGGCAAGTGGAATGGTGAAGCAATAAGAACGAGTGTGGATGTATGACAACTCAAGATAACCGCCCGAAAGCGTTTCAAGAGCCCGATTTTGAAACGCTGCTTGCTGAGTATGTTGCGTTTGCTGTAGAGCATTGCGCGGCAAGCGATGCAGAGAAAGCCGTTTATTTGCAAGAGGCGCTGACTAATGACAGTGAATTACTCGCGCAGGTGCTGCAAGCTTTGGTGCTGAAATACATTGCTGATACCCGTGAAAAAAACTACTGGGCGCTGCAGATGTTTCGTAAGTTCGTGACCGAAAGCGACATGGTGGATTTAATGGCGCTGCAGTACAACTTGAAACGGCAAGTCTTACAGCCAAAAGATACCTCAGTGTTTCCACCTAAACCCGCTGTGCTTGAGTCTAATGATGATCTCTTACGTCGCTTTGATTTAGCGCCGTACCAGTTCCATACCACCGGAACTCGGTTAGGTTACCGCTTCCATGCGTTAACTTTGGACGAGCGGCCAGTGATTAAGATTGAGTCGGAAGCAGACGCGGTGGTTGTTCGCTATGAATTCCCGAAAGCGGCTCAACCGGCCCTTGTGAAAGATGCGCAGGCCAGAATGACCGAGCCGAATTCTGGCAAGGTTTCGGTGGCGATTCTTAGCCGTGAAACCGTCAACGGCGTTCCGAGTGCCGCGCTACTTGAGCGCACGAGCAAGTATTTAAACCGTGATGACATTGCTCAAGAAAGTGATGAGATCACCACAAAAGCCGCGACACCCATTCCCTATACGATCAGCGTTGTGCTTTATACCGGCGCAAATCCAAATAACCACGTCACCAAAGCACAGGCGCAGCAAGCAGGAATAGCTTTTGCTGAGCGAAAGCATCGCTTAGAAGAAGTGATTGATGTTGAAGAGATCGGCCACGAGTTCTACGAGCTGGGTGTGAAGCGCGTGAAAGTGTTAGAGCCTGCGGCTGATGTGGTGTGCCAATGGGATGAGGCGCCATATTGTAGCGAGGTGATTATTGATGTCAGAGCCGAATGAGTTTGTTAGCGTTCAACCTGATAACCGAACGCTCATCGAAGAGTCATTAGAATACGCATGGGCGCGTATTTTAGCGCGAGCAACTAACCCCTATCCAAATTTAAAGAACCCACAGTTAACCGCTGATGAGTTCGTTGTGCTACTCGCGGGTGAGCGCGGTGTTGCAGATTGGCAGCCTACCGACACGATAGTGCAGCAACGTAAAACGACAGATAAAGCATTCCCTATACACAGCAAAGCCGGAACCAGAATAGGGCTTAAAACGGCGCTTGATGCGTTGGGCTTTGCTTCTGCCGTCACCCGTGGTGATGCAGCGTATTCCATTGACGTTGATGCCAGATTACTTGATCAACCGCTTACAGCGGAGATGTCACAACGTATTAATGCGCGAATTACGGCTTACAAATCGGAACGAGACAGCGTTACTACCACGCTTTCGCGGTTACACAGCGCCAATAAGTATCGTGCTTTGGTGCTTCACAGTGCACGTATTGTGCGAGTGAAAGCCGCCGAACCCATTCCTCCTATTTACGCTCTACCAAAAAACCGAGCGATTGTGATTCATTCAGTTAAGTCGGTGAGAATTAAACATGGCTAATCAAGATACAGACTTGCGCTGCTATTTAACGAATACAGGTATTGCAGCAGAAAACAACTCGATCCAACTAGGTCGAAAACTACCCGTGAAAGAAATGGTGTTTGGGAGCGGGCTGCTTGCTGATGGAAGTGACCCTCGCTTGCAAACTACCATGATACAAGAAGAGTATGCCGTTCCATGCGGCATGCTGTTTGACCCTGAAAGCCCAACACTCTTGGTATTTAAAGGCGATTTACCCGCCGATGTGGGTGGTTTTCATATTCATGAAGTGGCGATCCGCTTAGAAGACGGCACACTTTACGGTTACGCTCGCGGCAAAGGAGATTACAAGCCAACGATCGAACAGGGCGCTACTGATTCGGTTCGCTATGCCGTGGAAATGTACACCACCAATGCAAGCATTGTTGAGTGTAAAATTGACCTGTCAAAAGTGTATGTTGATTGGGAAGATTTAGAAGTGCGCATTAAAGTACATACCGATGCAGAAGATCCTCACCAACAATATGAACTCAAGGATAATGCCGCGAGTGATGAAGATATCGATAACCAATCCAAAGCCAGTAAGCACATTAAGCTTCCACAGCTTTGGCGTGCTTTAGCACCCTCTAGCCTTATTGATAAGCTATGGCTCGGATTTGCAGCAAAAATATTTCCTGTTGGGGCTGGAATTCCGTGGTTTAGCGATGTAGCTCCTAACGGTTTTGCCATTATGAAAAACCAAGCTTATGACATGGTTGCCAATCCAGAACTAGCAAAGATATGGCCAAACGGCATTATTCCTGACATGCGCGGCTGTGGGGTGATCGGTAAAGAAGATGGTGAGAGTGTCGGTGTATTTGAAGAGGGGCATGTGAAAAGTCATGGTCACCCGAACTCTACGGTAGCCTCAACCAATATCGGAAATAAAGCAACGTCACAAGATGGGGAACATATTCACCAACAACCAGCTCCTAGGGGCTACTACTCAAATGGTGGGAATGGTATGGGCGGATTGAGTGGAACGAACCCTGTGCAAAACTGGCCGACCAGCAGTGGTGGTAAGCATATGCACATCACTGCTATAGGTGCACACGCTCATACCGTTGCTATTGCTTTGTTTGGTGGATTGAAGAACACAATCAATCATCGAAAAGTTAACTGGATCGTAAGGATGGCATAATGAGAGCATTTTTTTCCACATCACAAAATGTCAATGTTTCTCGTTTATCTCATGATGGATGGTGGATTGAAAACACAGTTGAGCATGTCGCGAAAGGCACGGCTCTTGGATCTGATTTTACTCAGAACATATATACACCATCAAAACCCGGCATGATTTCTCGGTACAATGCTGAAACAGATTCTTGGTCACCTGAAATTGTGAATATGACTTGGAATATATATTACGATATACCCGTTCAACTTGAAGATGCAGGT